TTCACAAGACATCTACAGAAGCACCATGAGAGGTCCAGGCAACTGGCTCCTCACTTCACCCCTTGTAGCCTCAATGCTTGAGTCTGCTGCAAAGCTTGAAGGTGGTATTATGCCCAAGGATGGCCCTACTAACATCGGTGGTGCTTCAATTGAGTATAAGGGCAAGTTCATGGGTCGCTACGATCTTTACGTCGATCCCATGTATCCAACTGATGAGATTATGATGGGTTACAAAGGAGCAAACGCTATGGACGCAGGTTTCGTATACTGCCCATACATCCCACTCCAACAGCTTCCCACCATTACGGATCCTGAGACCTTCCAACCAAGAAAAGGTCTCTTGACTCGCTACGGCAAAGTCCAGATCCAGCCTATGAACCGTTTCTATCGGATTATTAAGATTGTTGGCCCAACCTCCAACTACCTCTACAGTCCATTTGCTAGAAACACTCAGGTTCTAGGTGAAGTAACAACTGTCTGATAGTTGATTAGATAAATAACAGGGGCAGAGGTATTTTTTATCCTCTGCCCCTTCTTTCTTTCCTATATACAATAGAGGAATTTATGTATAAATACAGAAGCAAATGCAGATGGAATATGCTTCTTCATATTGATGGGGAAGTAATAGAGATTAGACCAGGGGAACTTTTTGAGTCCAAGACATTAGTGGACTCTCGATATTTAAACGTAATCGAGCAAGATAAAGAAGAACCCAAGAAGAAGAAAGGTAGACCAAAGACCTTTACAAAAGAGAAAGTAGACGAATCTTATGGCAGTAGCGGCACCGAGAGTTGATCCAAAGTTACTAGGATATGGAGATACATTTGGAACTTACGGGGGAAGAAACCTCGGAGATACTGAATTGTACTCTACTGCTATTGATGGTTCTAAATTAAACATTGGTACATTAGGAGATCCAATAGAGTTCTCCCACTACGAACAAACAATCCGCGATTTCATTCTAGCAAGGTTGGGTCATCCAACTATCAGAGTTGAGCTTACGGACTTTCAAATTAAAACTGCTATAGATGAGGCATTATCCAATTTGGATTACCATGCTCCATTTTGGGCAACCCAAGTAGCAACCTTCGCTACATCAGCAGGAGTAAACGCTTATATGCTTCCTACGCATATAGCAAATAACTTAACTTATTGCTCATACAAGAAGAATTTAATTAGTGTTCAGAATATGGGAGGAACACTTGAAGCGGACTTCTTTATTAAATACTTCCAAGACACTTTCATGTTTGGTAATTTTGCTATGGCGGATTACTATCTTCTCCAAACTCACTTGGAGTCCATGAGAAAGATATTATCTCAAGATGGTTCTTGGGATATAATCAATGGAAATATTCTTCAACTATATCCCATGCCTGTAATGAATGGTGAACCTGTTGTTCTTGTTTTCAGAGGACTTGATTCAGGAACCCTTCACCCTTTTTATAAGAATTGGGTACAACGATTTGCTCTTGCTGTTGCTAAAGGTATTCTTGGTGAGGTAAGAGGAAAGTTTGGTACGCTTCCTTCTCCTGGTGGTGGTGCTAGTTTAAATGGAGCTGCTCTTACTCAACAAAGTGAGACAGAAAAAGAAAAGCTCAAAGAAGAACTTCTTTCAGAAATAGAAGAACCACCAGCGTTCACAATGTACTAAAATATGAATAATTTAAATAAACAATCTAGAGAGGATCTATTAATAGAGAGCATTATATCTTGCTATCGAAAAGTGGCAATATTACTTGAAAAGTTCAAGGTACGAGTTAGTAGACCATATAAAGGAAAAACAAAAGTATATTCTGGAGAAAAAGGTCGTCGTATTCTAAGACGTTTAAAACAAATGAGAGCTAGGCAGGCTGCTGGCAAGGACGCAGGAGAAGTTAGTGTCACTCGCGGAGTGAAAGATGACGGCGAAAAGGCTTCAGGATATGATGTAGATGGTGGAAGGACTTTTACGACTGTAGATGTAGAACACGTTCCTGATGAAGATGAATAACAAGATGCAATAGTTGTATCTAAACTAATCTACTAGTGGATTATCACTACAATTAAAAAAATAAAGGAAAATATTATGAGTTACAATTGGAATAAATTTGCATATATCTTCAATGAAGAAGGTCCAACTGACGCTGAAATAGCAGCAGCAAATAAAGACATACACACTATGGGCAGAGATGAAAAGAAACCTCACCCAAAATCTCCTGCTGGTAAGCTGCGTGCTGCTGGCGAAAAGCGTCTTAGCGTTAAGAAGAAGTATTTTGGAGGTAAAACAGATCCAAGCAAGGTAGATACTGCTGCCGCTATTGCCCAGCACAGAGCAGATATTTACGCTGCTGGAAAGAGAGGCCAGAAGAAATTAAGCCAGGAAAGAAAGGCTGCTGGAGTTGAGGATTGGACAGAGTATCAGAGAATTGGTGCTCTTATGGCTGAGGCTCTTGGTTATCATGTAGATGAGGCTGCTTTTCTAGCACCTTTGGCCGCTGGTGCTGCTCGGGTCGCAGGTTTAGTTATCAGAGGCGCAGGGATGGCAGCTAAAGGTATAGCTAAGGGAGTAGGTACAGCAGCAAAGGCTGGGGCTAAGACCGCTGGTAATGTTGCTAAAGCTGGGGCTAAGACCGCTGGTAATGCTGCTAAAGCTGGTAAAAAAGCTGCTGGTAATGCTGCTAAAGCGGGGCCTACCGATATTACAATTAGAATGAAAAAGGATGATGCAAGAGCTAAGAAAAATCCAAAAGATTATGAAAATCCAGAAAATTATGAAAATCCAGAAGATTATGAAAATTCAGAAGATTATGGAAATCTAGAAGGTTATAAAAACCCAAAACAACAAAATGATTGGACTACCTATCAAACTATTGGACACATTATAGCAGAAGTTCTAGGACCTAAAGCGCGCTATGAAGCTATTAGGGCCAAGACTGGTGACGGGGAGAAGGCATGGAGGGCGGGGAAAAAAAGGGCTAAACGTCTTGAAGCGGTAGCTCGCGGTAGAGGCGTTCGTTTAAAGGATCTGGCTAAACACTTTGGTAGAAGGGGCTCTGCTTCCAAACACTTAGCTCAGGCAAACAGATTCAAAGGAGGTCGCTGGAACACCTTCATGAAACCTGGATATGATACAGGAAGAAGTAAAAATAAACCAAAAGATACAGAAGAACCAGAACAACAAAATGATTGGGCTATCTATCAAACACTAGGGCGTCTTATTTCCGAAGTTCTGACCCCTAGCCAGCACGCGCAAGCGGTTGGAGACCCGATGGCACATAATCGTAGATCAGGAAGAATAAAAAGTGTAATGAAGGGGAAAGGCATTGGTCCTATTAGTGCAAAGAGGGCACTTGGTAAGAAGGGTGTGTCTCTTTCTCAAGGCGCAGAGAAACAAAAAAAGTATAGAGATAGTATGAGAGCAAAAGGAGAAGGCTTACCTAACAACCTAACCCCTGGCGATAAGAAAGCCCTCGGCCAGCGGGATGTAGATTTACGCTCAGGGGATAACTAAATTAAATGAAAAAGAATTGGAAAGTAACAACTGATGTCCCTGAATTGCCTGAAATAGATGGTGAAGAAAGTTTATTAAACTTATTTGATCAGCAAAACGCGGACATCAACCTTTTCAATTTAGTAGATGATGAGTTAATTCGTCTAGCAGGTTCAAAGTTTTATTTCTATAAGTACTACCAATCACAGGAGTACGATGAAGTTTATATGGAGTCTAGAAACAAGCCAATAGCAAAGAAACCTATTGTTGTTCATGGACACTATGACCCTATTTCTATGAGTGAAGAGTTAACTCAGTTTGGTATTGAGTTAACTAACGATCAGTTGTTTACGTTCAATAAAAGTTATATTGAGCGTAAGTTAGGTAGGTCAGTAATTCCTGGTGATGTAATCAAACCAGTTTTCCAAAACCAAAGTTATGAAATATTTGAAGTTGTGGAAGATAGTTTTGAAGCATACGGTGTTTATCATCTTGTATGCTCTGCTAAACTACTCAGGGATGCTCCTACTATCCAAGATAATCCTCTACCTCAAGTCAGCGATGAACTAGGTGGATACGCTGGAGGCGAATATGAGTTCTAATTTATCAGGTGTTACTAATTCCATAGAATTTACGTCAAGAAGTGCTTTTCCTGATTCCTCTGCTGTTATAAGTAGGGGAGCTAGGTGGAATACAAGAGAGGGTGATGTTCGTGCTCGTATCTTTAAGATGACTCAGGCCCGTGATAATATTTCCTTTATTTATAGAGAGTCGCTTAGAGGTATGATATCTGCGTTTAATGATATTGGTTATATTGACTCAGAGGATAAGTTTAATAACATTAAATGTATCCACGCAAACGCAGAAAGAGCAATAGCAAAACTTAATCAAGACAATAACATTATCTTACCAGTCCTATCTATTTCTCAAACTGTATCTGATAATGATGATACTAGAAGAAGAAATGAAAGTGTTCTAGTACATGAGAAGTATTGGGACAAGGAAAAGAACAGGGCATTTAGAATATTAAGTTTATCTCCCAGAGCAGTAAACATTAGGTATAAAATTAATATCTGGTGTAAGTATATGTCTGATATGGATCAGATCCTAGAACAGCTTCGGTTAAAGTTTAATCCAGAGATGGAAGTTTATACGAAGTTCTCTACACTAGCGAAGGCATCTATTGAATCAGAGGAAGATACTGGTTCCGCTATTGCTGGAGATAAGGAAGATCGAATTATAAGAAAAACACTTAAT